ACATGCATTAATATTTTAGCAACCACAATTTCCAAACTAAACATTCAAATCAAATCTGATAGTGGAATCATTAATGATGATATTCATAAGTTGCTGAATTACAAACCAAATTCTTACACCAACAAACAACAGTTTTACAGTAATATTATCAGTCAATTGGGTTTTTGTGGAAATAGTTATTGCCAGATTGAAAAAGATAGTAAAGGTAAAGCAATTGCATTACACCAATTTCCATTAGATTATTTTGATGAAATCAAGTTAGTTAAGAATAAACTATACTACTATAATAGAAATGATGATAAACTTTATCGTGGTGATGAAATTCTACACTTCAAAACACTAAGTAAAACAGATGATTATTTTGGATTATCACCACTTCAAAGTTTACAAACGTCTCTAAATCTTAATGTGAAAAGTCAGAAGACAGTGGATAATTTTTATTCCAAGAATGCAAACACAACCAAGATATTAGAATATACAGGTGCAGCAGGTAGTAATAAGAAAATAGATGAAGTACTGGATAAATTTGAACAAGAAAATAGTGGTGTAGGTGAAGCAGGTGGTACAATTATAATACCACCAAATTTCAAACTGTCTGAATTAAAGTTGTCAGTGGAAGATGCAAAATTCTTAGAAACAGCAGCATTTAGTGAAAAAAGTATTGCAGCATTATATGGTATACCTGTATCAATGCTTGGACATTCAGATAACAAGTATAGTACCTATGAACAAGAAAACATTGCATTTATCAATAATACCATTAGTGGTTTATTGTCGATTATCACAACAGAATTAGAATTTAAATTACTTACAGATACACAAATTGCTAATAATTACCAAATAGAATTTGATGCAGAAAAACTTGCAGGTACAACAGCAGCAGATAAAGCAACATATTATAAGACATTAAAGGATATGGGTGTATTAAGTCCAAATCAAGTTGCAGCCAAACTTGGTTACCAGACTACAGATAATGAATACATGGATTACCACTACACACAAATGCAATACGTACCACTTGAAAAATGGTTAGATAGCGTTAATAGTCTTAAGAGTGTTGGATTTAGCAAGCCAGCAGTGGATAGTAGTGAAGAAAAAAATAAGGAAATATTATAAAAAATAAGAAAATGTTAAAAGAAAAAAGATATTTAAAAATTGATGATAAACAATTTCACAGTAGAATACAAACAGATGAAAGTGGTAAAAGGTTTATCATTGGGTATGGTAGTGTATTTAACTACAAATCCAAGATAATCACTGAATATGTAGCAAGTGAAAGGGAATACAGAAGTTTTTATGAAGTAATAGAAACAGGTGCATTTGATAGAGTACTTTCAAGTAATCCACAAGTTGTTATTACTGTTGACCACGATTTTAGTAAAATGTTGGGTAGAACTTCAAGTGGTACACTAAAACTTAGTGTTGATGAAAAAGGGTTACGTTATGAAGTAGAAGTACCAAATACTACTTTAGGTAATGATGTTGCTGAATTAGTTAATCGTGGTGATATGTTTGAAAGTTCATTTATGTTCACAATTGATAGTAAGAATGAAAGATGGGAAAAAGACAATGAAACAGGAATATGGACAAGATATATTAGTGAAGTATCTGGTTTATACGATGTTACACTTTGTAATTATGCAGGCGCATATAGTGGAACTGATATAGAAGTAGCACAAAGAAATCTTGATGATGTAATGAAATCAACAATTGAACTTGATGAACAAGAATTACAGAAAGAAAGAAATGAAAAATTAAAACTCGAAACTGAGATATTTTTATTACAGAACGAGATTTAATTATTTGTCACTGTCTTTATTAATAAATAAATAATTGTCAGAAATGACAAAACAATAATCGTAAATAAAAAAAATATAAATATGTTAAATGAAATTTTAATTAAAAGGGATGCAAAAATTGCAGAACTTAAAAATATGATTGCTGGAGAAATGACAGCAGAAAAACGTGCAAGTGTAGAAGCAATGAAATCTGAAATCGAGGGTATTAATAAAGATATAGAAAGTATGAGATTTCTCGAAGCACAGGAAAAAACAGAAGCACGCAAAGAATTTGGAAAAGAAGAAAAGAAAGCAAATGCAAGATATGACCTTTTCAAAGCACTTCGTGAAGGTGTTAATGGTCTTACTGGATTAGAAAAAGAAATGCATGATGAAGGTGTACGTGAATACACAAGAAATGGTGCAGGTTATACAGAAGGTCTTGTAATTCCACAGATGATTTTATCACAGCGTGCTGATGTATTATCAAGTAACACTGATAAATTTATTAAAACTTCACAAGATTCACAATTGCATGTTGCAAATACTGAACTTATTTTAGGAAAACTTGGTGTACAGGTTTATAATGACTTAGTTGGTAACTTTGATATTCCTTCAATGGCTGAATTAACAGCAGCATTTGTTGCAGAAGATGCAACATCTACAGTAGTTACAGTTACTGATGCAAAAGCAACCCTTACCCCAAGATTTATTGCAGCAAATCAGATTTTTTCAAGACAACTATTGAATCAAACATCTGTTGAACTACAGAATCAGATTTTAAATCAATTCTTATTTGCTGTAGAAAAAGGTATTGAACAAGAAGCATTTAACCAGATGTCTGGTTTAACTACTTCAAATGCTGCATATACTGGTGCAACATGGGCAAACCTTTTAGCATTACAGAGTTATGTACCTTATTCAAATGCAATTGTAACCAGTAGAACTGCAATGGCTACTTTGAAAGCTGCACAAAAAGCAACTGGAAGTGGAAATGGTTTTATTTGGAGTGATGGCACTATTGATGGTATACCTACATATTCTTCAAGTTTAGTTAGTGCTAAACACATCTACACAGGAAACTTTAAAGAAGTGGTAGTAGGAAATTGGGGTGGTTTAATCGTGTTGCAAGATGCAATAACTTCAAAATCAAAAGGTAAAATTGAATACCAAGTTGCAAAAATGGCAGACGTGAAAATCGCAAATACTGCAAGTTTTGCTAAAATGGTATTAGCATAATATTGCTTCTTCATTTTTTAGATTTTTAAAAGCATGTGATTTTACTATCACGTGCTTTTTTATTTATTACTGTCTTTATTACTATAAAGTATATCACATGAAAGTAACAAAATCCAAAAATTTTAACAACATTGGTTTAACAGAAGTTAAACAACACTTAAGAATTCAAAATGATTTTATTGATGATGATAATTACCTGAATTTATTAATCAAAACTGCAACACGAATTGCAGAAGATTATTTAAATAATGATATAGCCAGCACAACTACAACAATAATTGATTATGATATTCAAAATAGTGAATATGTTATTAATACAGATAATTGTGAAATACTTGGTGTTACTGGTGATACAGCAATAACAGGTTATACATTATTTAATTTCTTTAATTATTCTACAATAGTATTTCCAAGTTTTATTAATGTAAAAAACCTTAAAGTTGTTTATACAGGTGGTTATACTTCAACAACATTACCAGACCAAATCAAGTTTGCAATACTGGTTAAAATAGCAGAACTCTACGATTTTGATAGAGGAAACTATATTAACAATTCATTGAAATATACCAGAACTTTTGAAAATCTATTAGACCCCTATAAAATCTTATTCTAATGGATGCAGCAAGACTTAATGAAAAAATAGTGATTAAATCACAAACATTCACCAATAGTTTTGGTGATATGGTTGCAAGTGAAAACGTATTAACTACAACAATGGCTACAAGAAGTGCAAAAACCATTAGTACAGAAGATGGTGTAATTGCAGAAGTTGTTAATTTTTACTTAAGGTATTTTGCTGGAATAGATTATAACAGTATTATTTACTGGAAAGATATTAAACACAAAATAGTTAGTATAAATGTAGTTGGAAGAAATGAAGCAATAAGTATTAACACGATAAGGATTGAAAACCAATAATGGAAGATATAAAATTCACACTTGAAGGTGCACAAGAAGCAGAACAAATATTAAATTCCTTAAATGCAAGGGATAAGAATAGAGTGTATTTGAATATTAATAGACAAGCAGGTAACATAGTTAGACAAAAATTGCGTGCATTAGCACCTTCACAGAGTATTAAAAAGAATGTAGTGGTGCAAAAAGGTAGAGAACATAGCACGCAAATAGTAGTTGCATTTAGCAAAAAAGCATTTTATGTAAGATTTCTTGAAGGTGGTACAGAAGTTCGAACAATACGTGGTGGTAAAAAAGGTAAAAAGAAAGTATATAAAGAGCAAGCAAACAGGGGAGCAATAACACCAAGACCTTTTGTAAAACAAGCACATGATAGTGCAGCAGTAGAAATACAATCAAGAATGGGTAAAGATTATTTAGAATTTCTAAATAATGCATTAAAAAAAGAAATAAAAAAAGTGGGTAAAAAATTATTAAGATAATGGATTTACAAAAAATAATATATTCTGCAATTACTTCAAGTACTGGTTGCACTCAATATACAGGTACAAGGGTTTACCATAAACATCTTCCAACAGATTTTAAAATAAATAATATAACTACTGTCTTTATTATTAATAAAAGTCTTTCAGAAGGAAGTTTTGATGATAGTAATGAAATTGAATACTTGAATGTTGATATTAAGTTAAATTATACCAATTCATCTATTTTATACGATTATCAAGAAGAAATTAAAAAGGCAATTTTTGCAATAACTGATAGTAAAATAAAATATATCGAATATAACAACAGTGATTTAATCTGGAATCCAAATTATGATTTCTATAATTTAAATACTGGTTTTACTATTCAATATGAAAAATAAATTTAAAATAAATAATAAATAAAATGGCAGTAAAATATTTTCAAAATGGCTTTTTATCACTTAGTGGAAAAGCAATATTAAAATTAACAGATATAAGTTTAGACCTACAGGTAGATAGTGATGAATTATCAAGTTTTGATAATTTCCCTTGGAAAGAATATGCATCTACTGGTATGGGATGGACTGCAAGTGCATCTGGTATTATGACAGATGATGCAACAGAACTTAGTAAATGGAGTACAGAAGTTGGTAATATTACAGGTGCAACCAATGGTTTTTTACTTTTGGAAAGCGTAAAATCTGGATTAGAATTTAACTTTATCATTAAAATTGATTCAACAAATTACCAAACTGGTAATTGTATCTTAAATTCTATTAGTGTAAGTGGTGCATTAGGTACTAAAATGACTTATTCACTTAGTATTACAGGTAGTGGTGCATTGACTAAAAGTGTATCTTAATTAAATTTTAAGGGTGTGCAGGTCTATAAAATGTTGTGTTTTATCGTGACCTGCACACTTATGTTATAAATAAAACTCAACAACATGAATTATATAAAATACAACAAAAACAACAAAGAAGTATTATTACCTATCGTGGTAAACTTTGCAGCATTACGCAAATTTCAAACCCAAACAAAAGTACAGTATAATGATATTGAAGCAATTATTGCAGATTTAGATTTATTGGAAAATATGTTTTGGTACAGTCTTGAAAGTGGTGCAAAAGCAAGTGGTGAACAATTGAAAATTAATCGTGAAGAATGTGAAGACGTATTAAACGAATGTTTTGGTGACTTCATTAAAATCTTTATGGAAGACGTGGTGAAAATATTCACACCTGCACAATCACCTGCACCAGAAGTTGCAAAAAAAAAGTAAATATTGATTTTGAAGATATTGGTAATCTTCAAGCATTAAGTATTGTAACACTTGGTATATGTTATGGTGATTTTTATCACCTAACACCTGTACAATTATCATATATGTTTTACTTCAAGCAAATGCAAGTAGAAGAACAATTAATATTTACGATGTCGCAAACCAGATTGAATAATTTTTATACAATAGTTGCACAACAGGGTACTAAAAATATTAGCAGTCCAGAAAAACTATATAGTTTACCACATGAAAAACAAGATAATACAGATGAAGAATTTTTATTATCACCAATAAGTGAAGAAGAATTACAGATGTTAAGCAAATTTTAATGATTATGGGGTGGTAGTATTACCACCCTTTTTTTATATCACTTTACTGTCTTTATTACTATAATATATATCAATGGCAAAGATTACAACAGATTTATTATTTAGTATACAAGCTAATACAGCCAGTCTTAAGCAACAACTTGATAAAGCTAATAACAATATAAAGGGATTTCAAAAACAAGTAAATGGTGTTGGAAATGCAATTAAAGGTGCATTTGCAGCAGGTGCAATTATGGCTGCTGGTCAAAAACTCATTGAATTTGGTAAAGAAGCAAGTATACTTGCAGCAAAAGCAGAAGGTATTAAATCAGCATTTGATAGATTAAACCAGCCAGATTTACTTAATGAAATGCGTGATGCAGTAAAAGGTACAGTATCAGATGTTGACCTAATGGCAGCAGCAGTTAAAGCAAATGAATTTGGAATACCTGTCGAAAAAATGGCTACTATGATGCAGTTTGCAGCAGTACAAGCAAATAAACTTGGTGAAAGTACTGATTACATGGTAGACAGTATTGTAACAGGTCTTGCACGTGGTAGTGTTCAAATCTTAGATAACTTAGGTCTTAGTGCAAAACAACTTAATGCAGAAGCAAAAATAACTGGTGATGTTACAAGTGCTGCATTTAATCTTATGGCTACCAAGTTAGAAGAAAATGGTGGTTTACTTGATAACACAGCAACAAAGCAAGCACAATGGACTGCAACAGTCCAAAATACTAAAGTAGCATTTGGTGACCTTGTAAATAAAGGTGTTAATGCAGTTACACCAGTACTATATGATGTATTTGCAGCAGTAAAAACAGGATTTGTTAAAGCAAAAGCATATATAATTGACTTCATCAATGGATGGATAGCATTATATAATGAAAGCATGGAATTCAGAATAGTAATAGAATACATTGCATTTGGATTTAAACAACTATTTGCAGGTATTAAACTTGGTTTATCATTAATAGTCGACAACATTAAACATAGTGCCAAAATCATTGGATATGTATTAAATCCAAAGAATTGGGGTGAAGGTTTTACAGAAGGTTTTGCAGAATTATATGGTAATGCTATTGGTGAAATGAAAGATGATGTAGTGGAGTTTGGAAAAACTACATATGAAAATTTTAAGAAAGGTTTTGAAAACGTTAAAAAAGGAAATATAGAATTAATTAGTACAGAAGATGCGATTGAAGCAGGTGTAAATGCAAGTGCAGGTGTTAAAAAGGGATTGGAAAAAG